CTAAAAGCAGTCGAGCTGACTCGTACCACTCCAACCCTGTATGTAATTGTTAAGGCTAGTAACCTACTGCCATCACCCGCACTGTAGTGTTGGTCAACTGAGCCGTAGATGCAACGTGTGCGCCTGCGTCCCCGTCAGACTGTGTATACAGCAGTTTTTCATTGGCATAATCGTAGGAAACGTGATATCCAACATCTTCAGCAGTAGTTGCAGTTGCAGTGCTGCTAAGAGTCTGAGCATTACCGATAAGAAGTATGTCAAAGCCCCTGAGACCTAGAGCGTCTGGAAGGAAGGCATCGCCTGTGGCTGTGCCTGTTCCGGTTGCAACTACGTCTGCGGTGACAATCCTCTTATTACCAAAAACCGATTGATGAATTATTGTTGTAGCAAATGTAAGTGCCATCTAAAACTCCTTCTCCTGCCGCTTCCACCATTACCAACCTCTCCGAGGTTTCCCCCGGATACTTACGACAAGAAAACTATTTAATTGTTAAATGGGTAGAGGATTTTAACCCCCTACCCATCTATTGCCCACCCAAACGCCTAGGCGTTCAAGTCCGTAATCTTGGAGTGTGTATCCATACGAAGTGCTCTCAACTCACCGATGGTGTAGAAGAGTCCACGAAGGACGAAAGCATTCGCCTGGAAGAAGTCTCGGTTATCGATGTACTGGGTCGGTGCCGCAATGGCAAGTTCCAGATACCTCGTGTCGAGCACATACACGTTAGAGCCAAGTTCCGCATCCGCAGCCGTATAGGAAGTCTGGATGTCGGGATCCACGATGACTGGAATTCCCCTATAGGTCGAAACCTGGAATCCAGCATGCGAACCCGGGAGGGTACTCTCGTCCCCAACCTTGACCACAAACTCTCCCCAGTCCATGTACCGCTGTTGCGCCTGCAAGAGGCTAGACAGTCGGTCAAACTGGTCGTAACCCATAAGGATTACGTCGGGATCCGCACCATTGATACGGACCTCCCTAATGGCCTGATCTAGGAGAGACAGAGTGAGGTTCCTACCAGTGCCGTTATTGTCTAGAACAACAGCAGCAGCATTCCACGCACCCGCCGTCCTAGCGGTTTGGTTATAGACATCCGCACCAATGCCAGAGCCAAGGGTAACGCCTGCAACAGTGCGGGCATCTTCCTCAACAATGTCATCAATTGATGTCAGACCAGCACGGGACTTCGCATAAGCGATAGCGCCGTCTGTGAGGTTCCCGCCACCAGTGTAAGTAAGGACGTTACCAGAGATGCCAGAAATTACCTTAGAAGCATCACTGAGTCCCGTGTCACTGATGGTGTCCCCAATTCGGAAAGTGCTGCCTGCCCCAAGAACCGCTCCCGTGGCAGAAGCGCCACCTACGGTGACAATACCGTTTGAGCGAAGAAGAAGCTCAGAGTTAAGCTCCTTGATGTGGTCCCTCGCAGCAGCTTCCTGCTCGACTGCAAGGTTATCGCCCATGCCACCCTCTAGCCCAGACATAATCTGGGACTTGAGTGAGACACCAAAGTCTGTAGCCATGATCCTTGGCGCCGAGTCAACTGCCTCATAGGCAGAAACATCGACAGTAGGAAGTGCTCCAGTCTCTGTCACTGGTCGAGAGCGATTCGATCCTCTATCGGAACGAACACGCCAACCAGTTGTGGGACCCCACTGCACTTTTCGCAGTATGTTCCAGAATCGGGTCTGGTTGTTCAGTGCGTCCCAGACCTTGCGCCCATACGTCGCTGTGAACACGTCTGATACCTGAAGATACGTCTGCTTGGCAAAGTATCCAGGTGGCATCAAACTTGATCGAAGGTTTCGTTCAGCGGCGCCGATATATTCAGCTATTGACAAAGTATTTTGGTCTACCATTACTGAGCACCCCCGTTCCTAGGATAGTAGTACAAGGTTTGCGGGGTAAGCTCACCGGCCTGATTCCTCATCGAGTTAACCTTCTTAAAGGTGCCTCGAATATCATCAGGATCATTGCCGCCCAAAATCTGCTCAACGGCGTCGGTAAACTGTTCCTGTGCTGCCCAGTTGGCTTCGGGATCTGTCTTAGCGAAAGACTCTCCCTCAACACCGATCCTCTGATCGGGAAGAGGCCCGGACGGAGGCCCGGACGGAGGAGTTACATCAAGACCGGAAGGTGACCTTACGGCCTGATCGCCCCTACTGGGAGCTACGTTGAATCTCTTCATTCCCGCAGTAACGCCCTGTTTAATCTGATTGGGCATGGACTTCTTGATGGTGTCCAACTCACTCTTGATACTGCTGTACTCAGACCTTTCGGTCTGCTTCTGAACTAAGAGACTCTTGATGTCCTTGAGAAGACTTGAGACTGCTTGATCCCTGCTGTAAGACATATGGCCCGCAGCAACCCCTTCCATCTCTTCTTCTTCCTCTACTGGCTCACCATTCTCGTCCAGCAACTCATCCTCTTCCATTTCAGAGGATTCTTCCATAGCAGGAAGGCCATTTCCCTCTTCTGGGAAGCCATTTCCATTTCCATTCCCATTAGGGTTAAATTCCTCGTGCTCGTTCTTTTCCATCTCCCCGTCGTGCTTCTCTAGACCCTCAGGAACCCTTCGCTCTTCGCCCGGGTAGGCAAATCCAGCATTGTCGCCACGTGAGCCACTTTGCTGAACATCCATACCTTCCACGTAGTGCTTAGAAACAAAATCCTTAAGGATCTGCTCCAAATCAGACTTATGGATATAGGCATCGTCGGATTGTGAACCAGCTTTTGTCGTATTCTGGCCCTGAGATCCGAAGGTATCCCTACCCACAGTGTCTCCACCCGTGATGGGGTCGAGCTTGTCCTGCCAATTAGCAGGAAGTTCCTTATTGGAAGCATCTTCACCACGAACATGCGGTGGATAATTTACCGCATACTCTTTGGATATATACTCCCTGAGAGCTTTGAGAATAGGCAGAAGTTCTTCTTGGCGATTTGCCATATTCTTAACCTCCTTTAAGGTTACTAAATACTATAACGACTAAATGTTACAGATGTAAAGTTTTTTTGCAAAAAGTCTATAAATTGGAAATTTTAAATACGGACACCCTGAATATTGAGGTTAGAATCATACTCAACTTGAACACCTTCATAACAATCGGGACACACCTGGGCGTCTGGCATTTGAAGAATGTCGGTTATATAGGAATTTTGATTCATAGGCTGAACACACAAGGTAACTTCATACATTTCCATGTCCGTAACCTCGGTCCAGCACTTACCATGATCACATTTCAACTCTTTCTCTTTAGCGTTGCCAGCAATACTGAATCCTCTTAAAGTGCCCTTCATGATCTCTCTCATGGCCTTACGAGCGACCTCAAGATCACTTCTAAGAGCCGCCACTACGAACATACCCTCTGGCCTAACTTCCGTTTTCCAGGTCTTTCCGGTTTCGTCAGTGAATTCAGGAAGAATTTGACCGACCTGTATCCCAGAATGGAAAATATTTACATTGGCATATTCAGGACGCCTCAAAAATTCTTCTAAAGCCCGTCTCATGCCCTCTAGGCCAATTCTATGCCCCTCTTGGTCGATAACGTAATAGTTTCCCCATCCAGCAACAACCAGAGTATTCTCAGTATCCATGAAATCGACCTGCTTTTCGATATCATCGGGAACCAAGATTTTCATAAGACCCATATCTATATTACTGGGATCGTCTCCACTTTTTGCCAACATGGGAGAAAGCAATGTTGATATAACACCAGAAACTGCATCGCCTATCTGATTTCCAGAAGCGGGACTAGTATCAGAAGATAAGTTAGTGTATTGCTCCGCAGCCATATCATTTATACGAATTCTATGAGTATCCTCATCTATGAATTTTCTTCGGACAATTTCATTCGAAGCCGTCTCGTCCATCTCCGCTGGCTTATAAGTGTCCTCACGCTCAGCAATAACCAAGTTAGACACATCATCGCCTAACGGTTCTTGCTCAAGAGGCAGTGGTTCATTTCGAACACCCCTACCGTCCGTACTTCTCCTAGATTCTGAATCACCTGGCCTGTGCCTATCCGTAGAATTAGATCTTTTAGCATCTTTAGTCCGCCCAAGTTCAGGCAAGTCTGGAGCGGGCAACTGAGACATTCCTTCCGTGGTTCCATAAACCTCAGCATTTTTCTCCAAGCTGTTATCTACAGTCTCAGCCACATTCTCAAACACAGTCTCCGTAGTATCATCTTCGTCATCTGAATCAGACTTACCTAGGCCAGAACCCTTAAAAGCTTCGGAAGCTTTAGGCTTTAGAGAACTATCGTATGCTTGAGCAGTGCCCCCACCGCCATAAGTAGCAGTATGAGTGCCGTCAGAGGTCATAGCAGTTCCACTACCCCCACCATCCCCACCAAAACTGCCACCTCCACCGCCATCTCCTCCTCCTTCTTTCAACTCAACCAATCTGGATTCAAAGTTATTTACTTGAGATAACCTATCATGATGGTGATCATCATATGATCCAACAGTGTCTTTTCTGACGAGTGGATCTTTCTTTCGAAGGGATTTCAAGCTTGAATCATATTCCGAAGCCTTCTCGGCTTCATCAGTATTTATAGAGGCATCTGGAGTTGGAATTATATCAATGCTGCCATCTCCACCGCCCTCAACACCTTCCGCTCCCGCCCCCTGTGCAGCGTGAGGTTGCACCCCTATTTTAGTATCCATAGTTTCAGGTAAATCTATTACTGCTCCAGAACTAAAAGCTTGGGACCCTACCGTCTCAGCGCTGGAAAGAGCCTCTTGACCAGGCTCTCCTTCCTCACTCTCCGCAGAAATCGGCTTTTGCTCATCTTCTGGACTGTTTACCGTAAAAGGATATGCTTTCTGCTGAAGATCAAGTTTCCTTGAATCAGCCAGATGGTGGTATATGTCACTCATATAGGAGCCTGTGCGAGAAATCTTATCGAGAATCCAAAAATCTAATTCCTCATTGTCTCCTAAAAGGTCTATAAGTTTTTTAGAGTACTCATTAATCTTTATAAGTGTTCTTTTAGCCCCTACTCC